AGAAGGGGAATGATTGCTTCATTTGCATCTTTACTTGAATATCTTTTATCTTTGGAAATTCATACAACTTGATAAATTCTTTTGGTAAAACCAATTCTTCTTTTGTTTCGGTTTTATTCTTGACGTATAGGTTTTTTGTTTTAAGAATTTTGTTGAGGTCATCTAGGTATTGTTTACCAGCTTTTACTTTTTTGAATAGAGAAATAATACTTCTACCTTTAGCATTACTAACCCAACAATGCCATGGATTTTCACCGTTGTTATTTACGGTCAAATCTATTTCAAGTTTTGGTTTGTAATGACTGATAAACGGTGAGAAAAACGAATAGTTGTTGCCAGATGTTCTTCTACCTTTACCGAGAACTTTCTCAACAAGAGATAACAAATCGTAGTTTATCATAACCACACTTTACGGAAAATAATACTTGTAACAAATATACTAAAAATTTGTTACAATTACAAGCATTCTTTTAACCATTCCTCTGGTATTTCTTTCTTTGCCCAACGCCATCCTTTCTTATCACAGTATTGAGCATAGGTTGTTTTGCTACCTTTGTATAATTTTGCATTTGGATTTTGAAACACAAAACGAATATCTATATCAGGATATTGTTCAAATATCAAATCAAATTTCAATCGGTCTGTCTTTACCCATCTACCTTTTGTTTCAATATACATTTTACTGCCAACTATTTTGTTTAGAACAAAATCTGGAGTATAATTGTGTTTAGTTTCTGGCTGTATGTAAGATATTTTCTCACTTTCGTAGGAGAATGATTTGTTGTGTTCTTTCAACATATCATTTACATTATCTTCCAAACCACTACGAAATCCATGTTTAATCGCAACTTGATTTCTACGCATTACATATCAAACCTTACAATAACATTCATATCAACATCGTCTCTTTTTTCCAATGGGTTTGCTAATTTAGAAACAGCAAGAAGATTACTGTCATCATCATATAGTCCAATTGATGTAATATACGGATTAAAATATGATGATGTAACATAATTTTCTAAATCATGTGAAAATGCCGCCTTATCAATTCTTATGGAAGGATTTTGTGTAAAATTAAATTCATTTCTTTTTATTTTACAAATTATTTCGTATTCATAAAAAGTTACTGTTGAACGAAATTGTCCTCTGAAACCATTGGCTATTCCATTGTAATCAAAATTTCCAGTTTGACCTAAAAATGCATTAGCATATTTTGGTCTTGGATCAGATATTACAAAAAAACCAGTCCCATAAAAGACATTTCCAACTCTTGAAGTTTGATATGCATATCCAGCGTCCAAAGTATTTTGGTATAGATATGGTATTTTATCCGATTGAATTGCAGTATTGTATATTCTTATTTCATCCATTGAACCATGAAAGAAACTAGATGTATTTGGACTACCGCCTATAAAAAATACATTTTCGTTACCAACATCCAAATCAATAGATGTTGTTACTTCACCGTTTAGTGATCCATTTAACCAAATTTGATACACACTACCAGTCTTTTGGCAAACAACATGAGTCCAAGCATCACTTGTAATTACACTTGAAGTAACTTCAGCTGTTTGAAAAATAGAACTTTGTCTAAATGTAATTTTACCAGGATTAGCAGAATATGCATTATTGTAAAATATATCAAATGGATATTGTTTTGATTCTTTTTCAGTTTCACTAAAACTATGATTTAATGTTGTATTATCTACGGTGTATACTTTTTTTATTAAATTTTTGTTAAATAGATAATTTTTCCCATTCAATCCTGTTCCTTGATTTGATTTTGGATTTACCCAAAAACTAAATGCAAAATCCTGTCTTTTATTGAAATTTAAGTTTACATTTGAATCAACTCTTAAATATGATCCACTTAAATATGCAGCAACACCTGTTGGTTGGGATGTATCAGATGTTGGTATTCCTGAAACATAGGTAATGTTTTTTGTATTGTATAAACTTACTACATTTCTATGTGGTGACATATCCAAAACATAATTTAATTTATTATTTTTCATATTGTATTCACGATATTTTTCGTTAAATCCAACATGTAATAAACAATTTCCAACATTTACAAATTTATTTTCATCAAATGTAGTATCTCTCAAATTACCAGCACCATCATCTACTAAATTATATTCATAAGGTGATCCATAGTGTGATAAACTAACAGAACTCTTTTTTATACCTTCACCGAAAACCCCAACTGGAATCATAAATACCGATGATGATTCTGCCAAATATGTAATTTGATCATCATTAGTAATGAAAGATGGTTGTTTTTCACTTTTATATTCTGTGTAATAATTGTGATCCAGGTAATACCATAGTATTTTTGGATCTAAACTTTGAGTTGTAAATACTCTTTGATACAAAGAAGATGATAAATTTGCAACATTTCCAAAATACTTATGATTTTCTGGATAAAAAGCACGATAGACCTTTATACCATAGTTGTCTAAATACTCAATTTCTGGCATGTAAGATGAAAATTTCCAAACTTTATTAACTTCAAAAGGGCGAATTGTAAAATCACCGGCTTTTAATTGTTTATGGGTAAAACTTAAATTATTTGCTTTTTGAAATGACATATCAATTTAACCTTAATCTAACTTGAATTACATGCTCTTCATTTGGTTTTTTTCTTATTGGTCTTGGTAATTTTCCAATTGCAATCAATTCATAGTTATCGTTATACAAACCAATACTTGTTATGTATGATATTGGAAAATCTACAAATGATTCATATTTGAAATGACCATAACTGCCAGATAAATAAGTGTAGTTATTACTATAATTAAATTCGTATTCTCTCAATCTACAAAAATAAGTTTGCGTCTTAACTTCTTCTGATGCCCTAGCATACCAAGAACCAGTCACAGTTCTATTGGTTGTTGTGTTACATGATGCACTTATAGACATAAAAAACTTTTGTATGTTATCACCTGCAATTGATGATGTTACAGTATTTAGTGAACATGATTGATCCAATACTACACCATCCAAAACTATAATGCCTTTTTTAGGAAAAATTATACCCCAAGCATCATCAGAATCTTCACCATATTTTCCGTCATTTAATGAGCCAGATACCAAATAATAATACTCTCTCAATTCTTTTCTTAATGTATTTACATCTGCTAAATCTTCTGAATCATCAATCAATGTATAAATTTTATCAGAAGTTGGATGTGGATAAAAGTTACTACCTGTATTATACAATTGATTTGCACTTGATGAAATTGGAGCAAGTGTTATTTGTATATTTCCAGGATCAATCAATTCTGGATAAAGATTTCTGTTGAAATTTATAGCATAAAAATAATCACCATTTTTTCCATTCTTAAATGGTATCTTTCCATTTGTGGAATGAAAATACTCCATCAAATAATTTTTGTAAACAATTTTTGATGGGTAAATTGTTGTATGCTGATCTAAAGTGTGTATTGATCCCGAACCATTTATGTGTCCATATGTAATGTCAAACATAAAATTGTCATCTTGTTCACCTTCTTTATTTGATAATACTCTTAAAAAATAGTTACTATCACCAAATGTAGATGACGTATGAAATGTATTTAATTTTTCACCATCACAGGGGAAAAGACCTTTTTTTCTATATTTTTGTTGAACAATAGAAAAATCTCTAGGTGCCTTAAACTTTTTGAATGATCTTGATTTCAAAGAAGTTAATGGGACAGGTGTAGGAGCAGGTGCAGATTCTGGTCTCTGCATCAAAAATGTAATTACTTCATTATTTACTACAGCACGGTATCTATCTTTTGAAGGAAATCCATTTGCTATTTGAAAATCAATATAGCCCCTTAACATTTCCAAAACTTGTTTGTTTATTTCAAAACTTAATACTTTCATATCACTCTATCAAAATTGTTGATACAATAGTCGGCACATTTGCAGTGAGTTTGAATAACTCTGCCAATCTTGATCTTTCTTGTATTAAAGCAGCACGAAGTTCTGGAGTAACAACAACGCCAGTTGGTGTTGTCTGTAATGTCTCGGCTTCCAATATAAAAGGAAGTTTTTTCACTTGGTCTGGTAATAAAACATTTGTCAAATTATTAAGATTTGCCAATCCTTGTTCTATTTTATTTCGCTGTGTTAATGCAAGTGCACTTGGATTTGCATTTATCATTTCGTAAAATAATACAGAATTTACTTTACCGTTTACATCTATATCCAAAATTTTTCTGAATATGTCTAATGCCTGCAAACGAGCAGTTTGTTGATCTATAACAACAGGATAATCACCAAGAATAGATCCAGATAGAGCGGTTATTATTTCGGATTCAGTTAGCATGTTACCAATTCAAACGAATTTTTATTAAAACATCATTTTCTCTTGATTTTTTTATAGGTTTACTTAATTTTGCAACCGCAATCAATTCTTTTTTGGTGTTATACAAACCAATTGTTGTAATGTATGACATTGGGTTGTCCACAAAACAAGTATTTTTTATTTTACCTTTTTCTATACCGGAGTCAATAGTATATGTTGGATTATTACTATAATTTGCCTCTCCAGATGGTATTCTTACAAAATAATGATTTGTTGTTTTGAATTTAACGTTACGAGCACGCATTGGTTTACCAACAACAGCGGCACCACTTATTGCAGTAAATAATTTCCAAGAATTATCACCTGCAACACTACTACCACTAACGGAATTAAATGATGCAGAAACATTCAATTTACTTCCGTCTAAAACTATAACGCCTAAATTTGGATATACTTTACCATATGTTGTTAATACTGGATTTTGTTGTAAACTTCCAGTTCCACTTGAATGAATACCACTTGATAAAGAACCACTAACTATATCATAGTAATAGTTAGGATCGTCATTTGCACAAACATCTTCACCTTCAAAAATAGCAGAGTTATCTATTAGTGATAATATGTTTGGTGTTGAACCTGAAACTCTAACGTTACTTCCTGTGTGGACATTATTAGGAACACCACTTCCACTTAATTCTGCAATGTTTATTTCAAAATTACCAATATCAAGTTTATCACTTAAACCATTTCTGTAAAAGTTTATTACATATATGTCATCTGGAGTCTTTAATGAACCTGAATCATAGAATGTAAAATACTTTTCATTTGGATCCAATGTCAATAATCTATACTGTGAATAGATAGCACGACTTGGACTATCATTGTATTCATATCCACTCGCAACAGATCCAGAACCTTTCCAATTACCATAAGAAAGTGCAAAATATGCGTTTTCAGAACAATTGTCACAATCAGTTACTTCGTAATAATAGTCTTTTGAAGCAGGATTTTGATTAGATGATGTATGCACACATTCTAATGACTGTGATAAATTAAATAATCCTTTAATAGATTTTTTACGCAATCCTGGTAAAATATCAGTTCCATATAAGAATGGGTGATGTAATCTACCAATTCCAGTTCCTTCAAAACAATCTACTTTTTGTCTACGATTTGTTGTTAATTCCTGTCCAATTGTTAAACCGTAAGCGGCACCAGGTGATGTTGGTTCTGGTGCAGGAAATGCTGGATCCAATTCTTCTTGAATTGGAAATTCTGATTTTTGTCCTGACAATGGATCAGTATAAGATACGGCGGCATAAACTAAATAATGGGTTAATACCTCAACTTCGTCACAACCACATGGATTATCTACATCCACTCTCCAAGTAGAAACCACTCTTTTTTGTGGAACACAAGTTGCACTCTTTTTTCTCTGAACAGAAGAATAACTTGAAAAATATGGACCAGGTTCGCCAGAAAAGTTAGGTATAACTGGAACCATTTCATCAACTGTTGTATAATAGTAACCATCTACCGTTGTTAATAGTTTACCATTCAAATCAGTTGAAGCACCTGAATTTGGTCTTGCCAAATAACTAGTTATCCATTTATTAGTTTCAGTTCCAGGATTTCTATAATTTATTTCTACTCTACCAACACCAGGTTTATTACAGAAAATCTTAAATGGAACTCTTTTTTGTCTTTTTATTCCCCATTGGTAATCGGTTTTTACACCCTCTAAACATGATTGCCCTGGTATTTCAGTAACCAAATTTGTTGTAGAGTTTTTCATTGGTGTTAAACCGTTTTGCAACAGTCTAACAAATTCTGGAGAATTTCTATCACCACGTAATATATCTACTATTTTTCCGGTTACTTCACCACCACTAGTTTCTGTTATTAAACTTCGTATTGCCTCCGGATAAAATGACTCTTTTGGATTTTGATAATCCGCAACATATTCCCACATGAATCCTCTGACTGATGCAGATTCTTCATAGTAAGGTGCAGAACAATCTACCGATTTTGCAATCTTAAATTTCCAACTAATTTTGCCATAATAAGGATTTTGGGTGTCAATTGTTTCACCAAATTCATCCAAATTTAATACCAAAGGTTCATCTCCTGGTCCACCAGTTGGTGTTAGATTTGGTTGATTTGGTTGATTTGGATCACTACTATCAATCAATCCTTTATTTTCTACCACATCC